CTTGGATCGAGGGCTCATTTAGCCTCCTTCCTGCCTCGTCAAACACATGGTTGAAGAAACCTTGCAAAAATGCAGGGGCCTTCCCCTTCTTCCGGAACATCCGGAAGTCGGTAGAACCAATCTCGCCACGAGCTAAAGCTCGATCGAGCTCGTTACCCATGGCGGGAAGGGTAATCGTTAAAAACGACAGCCCTTCGTGTTTGAGGCGCGATGAAATGGTTATTAAATCGCGCACATCGAGTGTTACATCGGTGCACTTAGCCACTGCATCTTGATAGATGCATGTGGCCAGTTCCAGGAGTGTGCTTACGTGGCTTTTCAACGTTCCTCCTTACTAGGAGGTAGGCGTTCCAGCCACGACTGCCACCGCAAGGCCCGGCTATAAAGCTAGGCCACAAAGCGGAAACCGTGGAATAGATGCATCATCGGACCTCTTAGAATGGGGTGGCTTTGCAGCCACCCTTCAACTTTGAGGTACAATACCAATGCAGCTCGGGATGAGCGCGTTGAGCTTAATGCTCGTTAGCGCAAACCTTGGCCACGTTGGCCGATGATAGCCAGGTGCATAGCCCCTGGACTACGTCGTCGATATCGTCATCAGTAAACCCGTATTCGGGCTCATCAATGACGAGATAGACGCCCAGAGTCTTGTACTCATTTTCTGAGGACAAGGGGTCAGCGGCGACAACTCTGTTGTCGACGCGAACCATACGCCGGGTACGGCCTTTGGACTCTTGATGACTAATAGTCATCTTGAAGCCCTCGTCCGCTTCCAGGTACTCTGAGCGATAGCCGTCGGATTTAATCCGCGGCATACTATGCGGCGTTGCATCTACGGTAATACTTTGGGGATCGGTGAAAGCCATGGCCTCCTCCTTGAAACATTATGACATTAAAGGACGGATCGGTACATTGGTTGTCAACCCAACATACGGGTATCACCGCCCAGGTTTCGTGGCACTACTAACGCAATCGGGTAATCCCCAAGGCAGCTAGTATGCTCCACTGGCGAGAAGAGAAATCGCCACTCGTCAGACCAAAACCAAACGGCGAAGCTTCAACGCGGCGTTTTGTAACTTGCCGCGCATATCGCGATGCCTTTATGGTTCCACAGGATTTAGTTTCAATATACCCGTGGAAGGAGGAGATTTTCTCCTCTGTTCCCATGACATACGCGTACTTCGCACAAAGGTTGTCGTACATGATGCTCGAGAGGTTGGATATTGCTTTACCAGCATCAGAGCACCAGTCGACCAACCATGAAAAGGGAGTGAGTTCCCATAGAAGTGAGGGACTCGGCTGTAGGCCAAATAATAAAGCCACAGCAGCCGCATTCCACTGCCAGGACCCGGGTTTACCCGGCAACCAGTAGCGGAATGACCCTGTGAACCACACGCGTTTCCGTGTTTCCACGTTCACGCGGTAGCCTCCTATGGGTGCGTTGTAGTAGTAAGAGCTTAGTGCCGGAACTAACCCAGCATGATAAGTATCATACTGGACTGGCACGACAGACTCAGACTCTACAACCACGTTGCCGCTTCTCCTGACCCAACGACCATTATCCCTTCTGAGCTGATTGAACCGCTCATGTAAGGACTTTGAGGTCTTATAAAAACGCCTCAGGTCGGAGAGAAAGGGAAACCACCCAAATTGGGTGTTCAGCCAGTGATCGGCGACCTTTCGCGGGCCAAAGCCCGTTAGAGAGCCGCCCATGGACCGCCACAAATTGTGGAAGCCCCTGGCTGTAGTCATGAGCATACGGGGTACCTCGTTTATTTCACCGAGGAACACCCCAAGATCTGCTCCTGACTTGGTGGGTTTGAATTTATCCCACCCGGCAGCGCCATACGCGCTCGGATCCCCGTAATTCCCGGTGTACAGAGCTTCGCTAGTCTGCACATCGAGATACGCGCTCGGCCATACGGTAGGCATAAAAATGCCTTCGTACTTTAAGTTGGTCGACCCTGATAACTGGTACGGCCCTATGGGTTCGTACTGGTCGGTCTCCAATTCACATATGTGAAGTGGTCCACCTTCCTTGTACGGGGGACCTTTGTGGAGTTCATCCACGCAAGTCTTGTCCCATTCGGGGCAGCACAAGCTTGGGTAAATTGGCCGCGTATACGTGGCCTTTACCTCCCAGGGCCCATCTCC